ACCTGAAGCCTCATCCATGATTAAACAGACCCCGTAGGAGCTGTGAATACCCGCAAAGGCATCTGGATTTTCTTCTGACCATAGTTGCGCCTGCGCGTAGTAATAACCAGTATCAATCTTGAGGTCGCGCTCTAGCGCTTCTTGAAACCAAGGTGCTGGTTTGACTGTGGTTGCGGTTTTATGAAACCAATGAGAGTTAATTGCAAGAGTCATCCATTTACCAAGTTCAGCCCAAGTTCTACTTCTAAGCTGTTGTTCGGTGTTAGCGGTTACTATGATAGTAGCCCCCAGTCTTGTGGATAACATCCAAAGAATAATCCATGCAACCAAAGCAGATTTACCAATACCACGACCTGAAGCTACAGCCATTCTAAACATCTCTGGTAAATCCCTAGTGCCATTTCTAGCAATATGGATTGTCATTTCTCGCAAAATTTTTTCCTGCCACTTACGCGGGCCTTTAAAGTCTTCGAGGGGGGTGTCTTTCATTCCCCAAGGGAAAGCAAACTTAACAAAGTTTAATGGATCGTCTTTTACATTGACTGACCATATCTCTGTCATCAATCTCTTTTCGTCTTCGGCTTTATATTTCATAAAAAAATTTAAAAAAAATTAAAAAAAATTATCGCAAGAGTTCCATGTACACTGCCCCGCGCCCTGAACGAAGCTGGGGGGTCTACAGCGATAGTAAGTACTAACTTTCATAATAGTAAGTGTTCACTATCACCCTAGCGCGCGCCCTGAGCGGGATAGAGTGAGCGCGCTATCAGAAGCGCGGAGAGTTGCGCTGTGAGCTTCGCGCGCTCGTGCGCGTGGGTAGGTACAAGGGAGAAGATAAATACCCCGTGCGCAAGCTCTCATGAGTTCTTAGCCTTGTTTAATTGTTTTATGTCTATTTCTTCGCGCGCGTCGTGCGCTAGCGCTTCGCCTTTGTGTTCGATGATGCGCGCGTTGGCGCTGGAGATGATATCTGAAAGGTTAATATTGTTGTCTACTTGCTGGACATCCGCCCACGGGTTACCAGCTTCTTTGCCTTTGTTCTTTAAAAAGAATATTTGCGCGCTGACGGATGGATCGCGCCCATTTCTACCAGTAGCGGAATCAAAAAGAGCTGAACTAACCGCTTCAATACTTTTTATCTTTCCCCGCCTTATATACTGGTCAATATTATTAAATTCTTTTTTACGGCGCTGTAGCGTACTAACAGAACAACCAAAAACAGCCTTACATAATGACTCTTCAGAGAATCCTAAACCCGCTAGCCTTTCAGCTTCTAATAATTGTTCCTCTGTAAAATGTATTTTTTTCCGTCCTGGAGTACCTTTTTTTGGTAATTTTTCACTCATATTTGATTTTTTTTGTGTTCCCTTATGCCCTTATATTAAAGGATTTAAGCGCATACTCATAATCTAAATATAATAAATATGTGAAAAAGTGTGTACAAGTGCATTTACATATGCATAATAGGAGATAAATAAATTACTTAGGAGAGTAAAAAATGAAAAAAGAAAATTATTACAGGTGTCAAGACTTATATAAAAGATACCAAGACAACACAGAGAAAAGTGAAAGATTTTTTTCTAGTGCTGAACTATGTGACATGACAATCATTTTTAAAATGTGGGTTATTGAATCAGCCATGAAAGAAATAGAATTTCGTAAATGGTGGAAAGGAAAATCATTGTGGCAGATATGCGACATCTTAGCAGAGAATGAGACACAGTATCAGAGTGACTTAATGGTAGCGCAACAGCAAGCAAGAGACATAGACGGATAACCCCCCCCAACCACCTAGGCGCGTTTTATATGCGCCTTTCGTGGTATAACTAACTTACTTTTAAGGAGAGTAAAAAAATGAAAAGAATATTTAACTTTGGGAAAATAGACTACAACCAAACAGGCAAGAAAATAAATCTTGCTACAGTAGAAGTTAATTTTGACGGAACAAGATTTTCAGCTAGTGGTAATGTTTGGAATAGCAAACAAACAGACTGTATTTCATGCGGTCAAAATTTAGATGATATGCACGAACATCTAAAAGACAATAAAACTTTTTTAATGATCTATTCATTATGGAAGCAATACCATCTTAATGACTTAACACCAGGCACGCCTAAACAGATGGCATTTTTAGGCACAATACAAAAACCAAGAAATGCAGAGTTTTATACTTGGGAATGTGAGCAATTAAAAAAGGTTGATCTATTAATTGATGATCTTGACGGCAAGCCGTACAAATACGGCACAGCATGGCTAACTAGTGAAATACCATCTTTTGCTAAAGAGCAAATTAATAAACTGTTAGAGGTGGCCTAATGGAACTATTACACAATAGAGAGTTTAAATACTATGACAAAAACGCGGATAGCGTTGACATGGTTAACTATATAAAAACCATAATGGCTAATAACTTTATAGAGGAAATCTATTCTCTATGCCTGGAATATCCCCAGCAATTCAATCAAGCCTTAACCGAGATTAAATATTTATATTCTAAAAAGTTAAATGCTTTTGTTTATCCGCCTAAAAATTATATTGCATATAAGCAAGGGCAAGAACAATTAAGAGAGGTTACACAATGAAAGACTACGCGCACAAACTACACAAGCCAAGAAAACCGCAACACTGGACGAGCCAAGCGCGGACAATTACCGAGAATGTAATAATTATATTTTTCTTTGCATCCTTATTAACTCTTATATCGTGGGTGATCTAATAATGATTGAAAATATAAACATTGATACAGTAAAAAACTGGTTCGGCAATAGAGGTGTTTTTTTTAACCCCAAATCAAAAATCAAATATAAAGTAGTAAACATTGACGGCTCACGCTGGATATTTATTCACGACTCAGAAGATGAGTTTGACGAGGTGGAGCTTTATTGCATGGACATGAGTTGTGAATGTCATAATCTTTGGAATCGTAAAAAATTCAGCTGGGCCAAAAGAAATTTAATTAACTTAGTCAAAGAGGAGATTAAATATGAGCATTAAAAGATACAACTTTAACAAGCCAAAGATTAACCGCCAAGAATTAGAGCTTCTTAACTGGTTCTTAGCGCATACGGATGACAACCCGCTAATCAATCCCAAGGCCTTGGAACTATTCAAGGCTAACGGATACAGCGCGAAAAATTACCAAGACTTAGTAAACAAAGTCAAAACCATTTTAAAAACTTATAAAACCAAGGGGGAACTATGAAAATAAATAATCTAACGCCTAAACAATTTGCTAGGCGCGAAATAATAAAATACTTGCGCGATCTATTCGACAACCCGCAAAAGTATATACAAGGCTTTGACGATCTAACACACAGACAGCAAGAGGAGATCTTGCGCTTTATATCGCTGGATGAACATAGAATAGATAAACTTTTAAATTTACCAATGGGGGAATCGTGACACACGCTAAATATTCACCAAGCGAAAGCAATAAATGGCTCAATTGTCCGCCGTCCTTATCTGAATCTAATTTCTTAGATGATGCGGAAAAAATGGCAGACTTTGAAATATTAACTAGAGAGGAATTTTTAACTTCGTATTCTTACTTAACCGAGCAAGAGTATGACAACACCAAGAGAGAGGTAGAAAATGACACAGCATAGAGAAATGATAGAGGAAGCGAAACGCTTACTAAATAGTGAAAGGGAAAACATCCCAAGCATGAGCAAAAACTTTAATAAAGATTACTGGCTCTTAACTTATCCGTGCGGAAAGATTGTTAAAACTTACGAGGATAAGCGCAAAAAAGATGTAATCATTCAGGAGTCATACTAATGATTAATCTAATACAACGCATCAAACAATTTATGGGTAAGTGTCCGAATTGCAATGGCGTGGGAACTTTACCAGATGGAACAACTTGCGGTGATTGTTGGGGATCTGGTAATGATTGAAACAATCGGCTTCATCTTTGGTATTGGTTTTCTTATTTGGTTAGTCATAGTCTTAATACTATGGCTAATCGTTAATTATTGGGGGAATAGATAATGAAATTTTATGTAGCACAATGCCATGAATATAATCTTGTTTATGTATATACCAATAAAAAAGCAATGATGAAAGATTGCAACAAATATGGTTTTGAAGTTCAAAAGCCTATTGAGTTTAAACAAACACAGACAGCCAGTGTGCTTGAAGCAATGTCAAAATTATCTTCATATTGTGGCAATACCATTGATTATAAAATAGGAAAGTAATATGTCATACGAAATAGCGGAATATAAATACATTAACCATATGAAAGAAACTTACAGCTTAGGCGGTGATCTTGAATACCCCTCACGCACCCACTCGCGCCAAGACACCGAGGGCAACTGGCTTTTAATCTCACCCCAAGGCCTAAAAATGGCAAAAATATTTAAAAACGGGGATATAATAGCCTAACCAGTAACCAATCAACGGGGCGCACACAAGATAGCTTTACTCTCCTTCCCCAAGTTAGCTATCGCGCCCCACCTCGCGCAAGTGCGCACCTAAACCAACCAATAAAAAATGCTTCTTTCCACCCGCTTGCGATTTCCTTAACCGCTTGCGCTCACCCTCTAGCACACACCAAAGAACCTCTTTCTCTAATAACTCACTCATCCCTCTGCTCGCGCTAGTCCTATGCACTCCAATCATCTTGCAATAATAACTAATGGCATCATGCGAAGACCAGCTTTGCCATCTGTAGCGTTCGCACACGCTCCAAAGTAAGAGCTTGCTCACGGGCGATAAATCTTCTCTCCCCGCGTGCGCGCGATACCAGTTCCAAACTTGTTTGCGCAATTTCGAATAATCTCTAAAGATTGAATTGTATTTCATGGCGATGAATGGTGATTCGCTTTCTTTCTCCACCTCGCCCGCGCTCACCCACCAATATTCTTTTTTAATGCTTTCTCTCAATGTCTTCTCCTAATAATCTAATTCTGTTTTTAGAGACACAAAACCCCTTAAGGGTTTTTGTCTCTTACGTATATTATATATACTACGGATATTTATAGCGTTTTGCTTATAGTGTTGTAGCGATATGCGTATGTTGTTGTAGCGTTTTGCATATGTTGTTGTCGCGATATGCTACAAGCTAACCAATACCACCAAGCAACACAACAAGCCAATCATGGCTAATTTCATCATCATTTCATGGTTCATTCTTCTTTCTCCTCCTTGTCAAACCCAAAGGCTACTTGACTAATAATGTTCTCGATTCTTTTATAAGTATCTAAATCTTCTTTTGATTTGTGGGCCTGTCGATCTATCTCGGTGGCGTAATCACCGAGTACAGTAACAATGATATGTTTATCTTTTTCGCTTAGAATCAGTCTCATTTTTTTGCTCCTTGTTTGGTTTCTTCTTACCAAAGATTTTATCAAAATTATCTCTATATTCTTGGCTGTAAACTAAATCTCTTGGTTTATCACCTTTACCCGCCATGACTCACCTTTTGGTTATCATCTTTGGGTGGATAGGCATTGGCTACCGCTCCACACTTAGGACAGCTAAAAGTTAATTTAAGATTAAATAAATTATTGTATCGACTGATATCTTTCTCTCTTTCCAACTTCATATTGGCATTACAGTTAAAACATTTCATTTTTCACCTCTCGTTTGTATTTCAAAATGGTTGATTTCATTATTCTCAACTGCTTCTTTAAACTTCTTTTTAAGTTCATCTTGACTTAGATTGATCGCATCATCAATGAAGACCACACCTTTTACTGCATCGCTCATACTTCACCCTCGCGTCTAATCTCATCTTCTTTGGGAAAATATACATCCACATGAGAGCCACACTTAGGGCAAGATAGATTTGTAACCATACAAAAGATTGAATCTTCTTCATCGTCTAAATCGTGATCTGCGCCCCATATTAAATCTGTTTCACAATGCCAACATTTCATTTTTCTCTTGATCCTCCAGGTAATTGTTCTACATCAAACCATCCACACGGGTAATTAATCATATTAAAAATCTCCAAAATTAAAGTTGCTCTCTTTGTAAGGCTCAAGCACGGCCTCTTTTCTAAACAATGTCTTGATTGATACATCGACTTCGGATGAATTACTTTTCACCACCGCACCCTTCACCACGCGCAACCGCTCATAGTCCACTCCATTATCAATACAAATTCTCTCCGCTTCTTCTTCATTCGCTAACCACAAGGCTATCGCTAACCTATGGCCATCGACTAAAGAAGATGCGCCTCTGATCTTACTGCGCACATTCATCGGATCGTCATCAGCTTGGAGAGCCGCCTTTGACATATGATGAATACTTAGGGTGCAACAGTTAAAGCGCGAGGAGATAGAGGCGCAAAGTTGACAGTAAAGTTGAGCGGCTTCATTAGATGAACTAATCGGCGCTCCACTCATGGCTTGGATTGGGTCAATGATAACCAGTTCTAAATTCGGTATGGTTTCTAATTCAGCTAAGAGTTCTCTAGCTTGATCGGTAATTTGTAAACCTTTTGAATCATCTCTAATAAGAATCAAAGGTTCAGGTTGATCGGGGATTGTGTGGGTGAATACATCATAAGGTGCATCGAATCTTTTATTACCTTTATCCAAAGCATTGATTCGTCTATGGATTTCAACCAAGTCATCCTCGGCTGAGAGTATCACCACATTACCGCCTTTGAGTATGGGATGATCGAACCACATTCCAGAACCTTGTGATACTTTGATAGCTAAGTCTAATGCCATCATGGATTTACCTACCCCACCAATCGAGGCAAGAATACCAGGCTTGGATATTTCTAACAGTTTATCCACAAGCCAAACTTTAGGTGGTGGTTCTTTAACTAGGTTTCTAATTGGGTGTTTGGTTAAACCTAAACCTTGATTCAATATTTCTAATCTAACTCTATCTAATCCATGAGTTTTAGCTAAATCGTTGTAGTCTCCTCTCGCGCTCGGCACGCGCACAAAACAGTTAGGAATGGCAGATGCTACCTCGTTAGCTTTCCTCTCTCCTACGCCGTTCTCATCGTTATCTAGGGCTATATATAATCTTGCCTGAGATATCTTCC